ATAGGGCTCAACTTCACCGGAACGGATTGGCCACAATGCCACTGGACGACCTAGAGAGTCTCTTTCAATTTCTGCGTATGAGTTGCCATGAATGATTGCGTTTTGAATCATCGCGCAGCGAAACTGAAAAGAACTCATTTCTGGGTTTGGGGCCAGGTCAATGAGATTAGCCACAGTGTCCTGAATGATCTCATTGTCTCTGTCCTTTACTTGCCATGGAAGTTTGGCAATTTGGGTCGAAATATACATAACCCCCCGATAGAAAGCTGAGACCTGCATTGCCGTTTCTTCATAGACAGGGATATTTACTCCCACTGTGAATCCCCTACGGGGAGCTTCGATTTGAACTGGATCTTTCTTTCTTAAGGCTAGTATTTTCGACCAAATTGACATTAGAGTAACTCCTCGGCCTGTTCTTTATTTTTCCTCTTAGGGCTTTGTTTTTTAGCCACTACAGAATCTTCTAGAGTTTCTTCTTTTGGTAAAGCCACTTCAATAAAAACCTCTGCCACGCCTCGTCTAATCCAGCGATCAGCCGAGCCCGGGGTAGTGATATCGTACACTTTACCTTTTTCAAAAGCGAGTTCTCCGCTGATGTAGGCGTCTTGGATAAACTTCAATTTCATTTTGACCTCCCTTAAAAACGAAGGGGGCTTATAGCCCCCATCCGATTATTCTAAATTTCAGTTTAGAATTAAAGTGCCTCAGCGTATGCAGGGGCATATCGCACGTTAGACAAAACATACATTGTTGAAGCCAGTTTAGCCGCCCCAGCGTCTGCGATGTCTACAGATACGTATTTGAATCCGCCGTCAACGTCGAGTTCTTCAGCCAATACTTCAATAACAGCAATTCCAGCCGCTCCGCCCAATTGAGTAGAGAGGTCTTTCAAAGCCGCTTTTGAAGTAGGGACAATCTTTGTGAATACAGTAGCAGAGCCAGCTTTCACATAGATTGGGTTATCAGACTCAAGGTTTTTAGAGTTTCCTGAAACAGGAGCGTCGTGCTGACGAAGAGTCAGTTGAACAGTAGCTCCAGTAGAAGCTCCGCCTTGAAATACAATAGCAACTCTGTCACCTTTTTCGAGAGAAATTCTCTCTCCAGTGATAGCTGCCGCATTTAGATCCACGCCAACTGGGTGAGCCAGCTTTAGACCTTGTTTTTCTGCCAGTAAATGATTCATGTTAATCTCCTTAAAATTTAGTTGAGGCCAGACTTATGTCCGGCCTCGTTATTACTTAATTACGCTCGGTCCTCAAGAGTTACAAACGCTGACATATCGTAAGCGCCAAACTCAGTTCTCACTGGAGCTTTGAATGGGCACTGACCTGCAATTCTCATAGAGAATCGGAAAGCAGTTTCCGCTGTGTCAAAGTAAATGTGAGTTGAGATATCTTGCTTAACGCCAGTTGTTTTAACCGCAGAGTAGTAGTAGCTGAGGTCAACAAGCATGATGTCACCTTCGTCACCAACGGCTTTAACCGCACCCATCATTGGCATGAGAGGACGACCGAAAAGTGTTCCGTAAGGGGCAACATCAAGGCCAGTAGGCGGCAAGTAAATTGGAGAGTTGTCAGTAAACTTCATCAAACGAAGTTGAGGAAGGATAGCTGGGTTTACAATCCAAACTGCACGTTGCAAAGACAGAGGCAAAATACGGCCCAACATCTTATTTACGTTCTCGAAAATAACAGTGTCGGCTGGCTGTCCAGTTTCTTTAGCTACACGAAATTTGAAACCAGAGTTCAATACTCCCAAAGGCTGACCCGCGCCAGTTCCGGCGATGATTGCGTTGTTCACTTTGTTTACCATTGCCGCTGGAGCCTCAGCGCGAACCCATGATTCCAAAGCTGGAGCATCCTCAAGCAACTCTTCAGTCACTCGAACCATTGCAGTCAGCTTGTGGAGTCTCATAGACATATCGCCGAACTTAGTTTTTGACTCGCGGTATTGAGAAGCTTCACCTTCCCAGTAAGCTTGAATTCCAGAGCCATCCCACGGTGCCACTTCATAAGTGGGCAATACCAACTGATTAGAAGTAGTTTGGAACTGACGAGTACGAGAAAGCAAAGACTCATCTCCAGTTACTTTACGTTGGATTTCAGTTCTAAAATCCGCAGGAATCAAGAACCCCCCATCCTCGCCGACTTTTTCTTGATGTCCGCCTTGGATGGTTAATCGCTTGTCAATTCTTCCGCTCGCCGCACCTGCGACAGCACGGAAAAATTCTCCGGCGTGGCTGAATCCGCCTTTTGGGTCCAAAGTGCGTCGGTCAGTACCAACTTCAACTTTGTTCTCCGCTGGAGCTACTTTACGAACTGAAACAGAGGCTTGTGCGCTCATTGCTTCAATTTTCTCTTTTGTTTCGATCTGTTTTTTCAAGCTCTCAAACTCTTCAGACAAAGAATTGATTTGCTCTACAGATTCGTCATCGTACTGTTCCAAAGCTTTATACTCTTCAAGCTTCGCAACAATCGCGCTCAGTCGCGCTTTCATTTCTTCAATAGTTTTCATGTTATCTCCTCTATTTAAAAAAATCGGGTCGCTGCGCGTGCTGCGAGCTAATATCCCTATTTGTTTTTCCTAATAAACTCTTCAATTTTAGCCCGAACAACTTTGTCCCGAGTGGACAAATTTTTAGGGGCCCTAGTAATCCATGTCGCTCTGTCCAAAACACTTGCCGCAATCCGCACATCGCTTTCTATGACTCGATCGGCAAATCCAATTTCAACCGCTTCTTCAGCATTTAGCCAAGTTTCTTTCTCGACCATGTCTCGGATCTCAGCACGAGGCTTTTTGGTCTTCTTAGTGTAAAGAGAGATAAGCTGCTCGTCGATGCTTTCAAGTCTTTCAATAACTCGCTCAAGTTCAAAGGAATTGCCAAATGCCATAGTCCAAGACTTATGGACCATGAACTGGGCGCCTTCGCCCATAATAATCTCGTCCCCAGCAAGCGCAATGACAGAGGCAATTGAGGCAGCTAGTCCGTCAATGTAAACTGTCTTTTTTGCGGGGTGTTGTTTGAGCTGATTATAGATAGCGTAGCCTTCAAAAACATCCCCGCCAGGGCTATTTAGCCTAAGCTCAATCTCTTTTACATTGGGCGATAGTTTTTTAAGTTCTTCAGAAAATTGTTTTGCTGAAATGGAGTCTTCCCATATCGAAGCACCAATGGCCCCGTAAATGTAAACTTCAGCCTTCTTGTCGGACTTAGCCTCAATTCTGAAGGCTTTTTTACTTAAGGGAAAATCAATCAACTTGGACATTATGCGCCCCTCCAGATTCGAGGCTAACTATGTAAATTTTCCAAGTCAAAAGGAAATTAAAGGAACCTAATCCCCCTCTCCTCGTAAACAATCCCTCGAGATTCATTAAGAAGGTATGTAGCAAGAGCCATTATGATCGAAATAACCGGGTCAATCTTAAGTTTTTCATGAGACTTTCGTGGATATACGTTGCCGTTGTGGTCTTCCTTGCAGACTACATTCCCCAGACACCACCTAAGAAGCGGGCTTCCGTTGTGTCTTACTTTCCCCTGCCTAATAAGAGCATCCAGCCTTTTTGTGGGCTCTGAAAGGTTGGCCGTGTTCATGCGAAACTCAACTACATTGACGCCATGCTTCTCAAGTCTTTGCATAATCTCGGTTGCGTTCCAGCGATCTGCATTGAGGTCCGTGACTCTGTAGTCTCTGCAAATTCCCATGATTTCATTAAAAATGTCGTCGTAGCTTATAGCCTCGCCTTTGGTTTGAATAAGATGGCCTTGGCCTATGCAATTATCATAAAGGGCGTTCTTAGTATCCTTCACAGTTTGCTCTGGAATGAACGATCGGTCGAAGATGTAGTAAATGTCGCCCTTCTTAAAAACAATCGCAACGGAGGTCAAATCCACTTTACTGGCAACGTCCAGGCCAAGCACACAAGGCTGTTTCTTAAAGTCAGACATTTTAAGATTTGGGTCAGCGCATAGGTCCCATTTATTTATATCAAAAAAAGCCTTTGCCTCACTTAGCCAAATATTAAGGTGCTTAACTTTAAAGTTCGCCAAATCTGAGGGGACTTCTTGGGCTTTTTGGGCCTTTTCAGCGAAAGTAATTGCATCGACAGATATTCCATAGTTCGGATTAGCTTTCCTCCAAGTGACCTCGTCAAATATGTCGTCGCCTTCGTCCGCACAATATACCGCAGAGAAGAAAGACTCAGCCCCAACCTCGCCAAGGGCCACACGCTTTGCATATTGGCTTTGAGAGTACCCTACGCCCTCTATGTCAAATCCAGCGGTTGTAATGCAAAATAGAAGCGAATCTGTACGTTTTGACATACCTGATGCGACGACATCGAA